AACACTGGAAAGTCTACCTTACGTTTACAAGAATGGTGACAGATTCGAGGTTGTAAGCGGTCACCATAGATTAAGGGCGGCGGTAGCGGCAGGATTACCGCAAATATACGCACTTGTTGAAACAAACTCGTTGACTAAATCGCAAATTGTTTCAAAGCAGATTGCGCATAACGAACTTACAGGACAAGCCGACAATGAGATATTGACTCAGCTTGTTAGACAAATGGAGGAACTGGACGACATAATAGCCTCGGGATTGCCTCAAGATTACTTAAACAGCATAAACGGAGAGTCAGTAACTATTGATATACCGTCACTCGATTTTGACTGGCGCATTATGCAATTAACGTTCTTGCCCAAACAGATGAACGAATTTGAGACGTTAGCAAAAGCAATTGATAGTAAGACATCACTAATAGGTATTGCAGATAGGGAGCAGTACGAGAAGTTTTGCGATGCGATGATAAAGTATGGTAGAACTAAAAATATAAAGAGCGTAGGAACAACGTTGTCTCTTTTGACCGAGATTGCTCTAAAAGAAATAGAGGAGGAATCAGAAAACAATGGCGAGACCGACTAAATATAATGCAGAATATCATTGTCCATGGGCGGAGGGCTTAACTAGACGTGGTGCTACAAATGAAGAAATTGCAGAGCAGTTTGGTGTAGCACCGTCCACGATTTATGAATGGGCAAACGCTCACGAAGAGTTTTCGGAGTCCTTAAAAAAGGGTAAAGAAATTACAGATATGCAAGTAGAAAAATCTTTGCTTCAAAGAGCGTTAGGATATTCGATTACAGAAAAGAAAACAGTTATCCAAGCTACGGGGGATGGAGCGAATAAGCCAGCAAGAATTGAGGTTCTAGAAAAAGAAATACCACCTGATACGACAGCTTGCATATTTTGGCTTAAGAACAGAAACCCGAAACTTTGGAGAGATAAGCGGGATATGGAAGTTGTCGAAAGTGATGATGCAAAGATAAAAGAGTGGATTAAAAATCTTGGACTTAATGAAAGCGAATAATGAAACCGTTTTCAGAAAAGCAAAGACAAGTTGCGCTATGGTGGACTAGCGAAGTACTAAAATCAAAAGACGGAATAATAGCTGATGGTGCTATACGTTCTGGAAAAACAATATCAATGATATGCGGTTTTCTTCTTTGGTCGCAGTCTAACTTTTCGCATCAAGATTTTATTATCGCTGGCAGGACTATGGGTTCATTGGTACGTAATGTAGTAAGTCCTATGCTTACGATTTTAGGAAATGAGTTAGGCTGGACTTACACATACAATCGCTCGTATGGTGAGATAAAAATCGGTACAAATACGTATCATCTTTTCGGTGCATCGTCAGAACAGGCTCAAGACGTATTGCAGGGCATGACAGCTGCTGGATGTTTTGCAGACGAGGTAGCTTTGTTCCCTCAATCGTTTGTAGACCAAATGACAGCGCGTTGTTCAGTAGATGGTTCAAAGTGGTGGTTTAACTGTAACCCGTCCTCACCAGTTCACTTTTTCAAGACAGAGTTTATCGACAAAGCAGAAGAAAAAAATCTTCTCTACGTTCACTTTCTTCTCGAAGATAATTTAACGTTATCTCAAGCAATAAGAGAGCGTTACGAAAGACAGTATTCAGGCGTATTTTACGATAGGTATATTAGGGGTTTATGGGTCGTTGCTGAAGGTCTTATTTATAAGCGTTACCAAGAAGCAGTAATAGAGCAGATACCAGAAGTATTTAGCGATTACTGTATTTCATGCGATTACGGAACGCAAAACGCATTTGCGGCTCTGAAATGGGGCAAGAATGGCAACACATGGTATGTAATCGATGAGTATTACTATTCAGGAAGAACGGAGGGCATGGCTAAAACAGACGATGATTATCTTGCTGATATGATTGAGTTTGCCTATGGTATGCCGAATGAGATTGAGTTTATTGTTGACCCGTCCGCCGCTTCGTTTATAACGTCATTGAGAAAGTCAGAACGATTCAGGGTTCGCAAAGCTAAAAATGCTGTCGCAAAGGGAATAAATCACACAGCAGTTGCCATGCAAAGAGGTTTAGTTAAGATATCCGATAAGACAACTAATTTGCTAGACGAACTAGCAGGTTATTTTTGGTATGATTCCGATCCGCAATAAAAGCCTATAAAAGCACACGACCATGCTTGCGATGCTTTAAGATATTTCTGTGAGACAAAACGCATCGTTACTATTGACGAATAGGAGAATTATGAGCGTTAAGACATATCAAGATTTTATCAACAGTAAATCAAGTGTAAATGCTTTCGTTCTTGATGCTATCAAAGAACATAAAGCAAGCGAGATGTATATGACAGCTAAGACGGCTGACTTATACGACCACCAGAAAAACGAGTTAATTAATAATTATGTTCAAAAGATGTTCACGGCTTCGGGTCACCAGCTACAAGACTTCACAGCGTCAAACAACAAGATAGCAAGCAATTATTTCCGTAGATTGAACACTCAAAGATGCGCCTATTCTTTAGGTAACGGTGTTTCTTTCGTCAATCCGTACGGAAACGATACGACAGACAGAACGGGCGAGGATACGACTAAAGAGAAGCTAGGAGCAACGTTTGACCATGATATCTATAAGGCGGGATACAAGGCGTTAATACATGGCGTGTCTTTTTGTTTCTGGAATTTAAATAGAGTCCACGTATTCCCGCTAACTGAATTCGTTCCATTATGGGATGAAGATGATGGGACATTGAAAGCGGGTATCAGGTTTTGGCGTTTGAATTATGATTCACCGCTCAAAGCTGTACTTTACGAAATTGACGGATACACGAAGTTTTCGGCTAAAGATTCGGACGATTCTTTTCTTGAAATTACGGACGAAAAAAGAGCCTACAAGCTAAAGACAAGGTATGTTCCAGCAGACGGCACAGAGGAGGTAATCGGAGAAGAGAATTATTCTAGCTTGCCGATTGTTCCTTTATGGGGTTCAGACCTTAAGCAGTCAACATTAGTTGGTATCAAAGAGTCTATCGATTCATACGACCTCATACGTTCAGGGTTCGCGAATGATTTATCAGATTGCGCAGAAATTTACTGGTTGGTTGAAAATGCTGGCGGCATGACAGACAAAGAGTTAGAGAAGTTTAGAAACCTCCTAAAGATTACTCATATAGCGAATGTTGATTCGGACGATGGCGGCAAGGTTAACCCTTACACGCAAGACATCCCGTACCAAGCACGCAAAGAATATTTAGACATGATACGCGCTGGACTGTATGAGGACTTCGGCGGATTGGATGTTCACACGATAGCGGCAGGCGCGACTAATGACCACATTGACGCAGCGTATCAGCCGTTAAACGAGAACGCAGATGATTTTGAGTACCAGGTTACGGAATGTATCCAACAGCTTTTATCTTTGCAAGGAATAGAAGATACGCCGATTTATACTCGGAACAGGGTGAGCAATCAAAAAGAACAGGTTGAGATGGTGGCTATGGAAGCACCATATTTGAACAAAGAGACGATTCTAAGAAAGCTACCGAACATCACACCTGATGAAGTTAATTCTATCCTTGCTCAAGATGAGACAGAGGGAATGGATACATTCAATGAAACGGAAGAGCCAGAGGAAACCGAAGAGGTTGAATAATGGACTATGCGCACGATGCAACAGATGAGATTATTAAGAATCTAGAAAAGCAACTGGCTAAGTACTACAAGACGGCAGGAGTCAAGGCTAAGTCTATTCTCAAGAAGTACTTCGCAAAGTATAAACAAGCTGATGCAGAGAAGGCGCACGCACTAGAAAAAGGTAAGATTACTAAAAGCGAATACATCGCATGGAGGATAGCGAATTTAGAGAAAATCAAGACGCTAAATTACACGACTAAAAGAATCACCGATTTAGTAGTTAAAGCGCAAATAGAGAGCGCAGAACTAATAGCTGATAATCTACTCGATGTTTATAGCGTTAATCATAATTGGGAAGCGTTTAGAGTTGAAACTATCATGAACGGGGGATTGTCTAAAGTTAACGACGAAGCAAAAGCTAGGCTCAATTATTCGTTCATGATTTATGATAAAAAAGCGGCAAAGAAAGCACTTAAATCAAGTGATGTCCTAATACCTAAGTTGAAGACAGCAAAAGCCGCAAAGTGGGTTGAGGAAAAGACGCGAAATATCATACATCAAGGCATCACTTCAGGAGCATCGATTCCAAAGATAGTTAAATCGTTAGAAAATGTAACGGAAATGACCTACCGACAGAGCGTAATCACAGCTAGAACAGCTTGTACATCAGCGCAGAATGCAGGCAGACAACAATGCTACAATGAAGCATCAGACATGGGGATTAAGATGTTTAAGGAATGGATGGCTACGATGGATGGCGGCGCACGTCCAGCGCACGCTGAAGCTAACGGACAAGTCGTTAAATACGATGATACTTTTGTTGTATGGGGTGAGGACATGGAGTATCCAGGAGACCCAGCGGGTAGCGCGAAGAATACCTACAATTGCCGTTGTACGATGGTTGCCCAAGTCGAAGGTAGCGAAAAGTATGATTCAGTATTGAACGGAAAGAACTTCGAGGAGTGGCGTAATGAGTGATTACGTTAAAATCACGGAGGATAATATAGGAACATATCTCGCGTTGTTTGACAAAGCGATAGAAAAATCATTAGAAGCATGTGGACTTCAAGCTGAAACCTACGCTAAAAGCGAATGTCCAGTTGATACAGGTAGGCTTCGAAATTCAATCACTCACGGCAAGAAAGACAAATCAACCGAGATGATTGGCACTAACGTTGAATATGCCGAAGAGGTTGAAACTAACGAGAAGATGTCACATAAAGTCGGTAATGCCCACTTTTTAAGAAATTCAGTAAGAAATCACACAGACGAATACAGAAATATATTCAATAATGCGCTAAAAAATGCTTAGTGTTATCATAATCCCAGGACAAGGAGCGTCCGCCCGAAGAAATGGGCACTAATCCGAAGGAATGGAGAAACGATGGCACTTACTCGTGCGCTACTCAAAGCTATGGGAATTGAAGGCGAGCAACAAGACCAGATTATTCAGGCTAATGTTGAAAGCATCGCGGCATTGAAGAATGAACGCGATTCTTACAAAGCAGAAGCGGAAAAGATGGCAGAAGTCCAAAAGGAACTGGACACTTTGAAAGCTAGTCAGCCGAAAGACTTAACAGCTGATTACGAGACCCTCAAGAAAGAATACGAGGATTATAAACAGCAGATAGCAGATGAGAAAACAAAAGCCGAAAAAGAGACACTTTACAGAGACTTATTGAAGGCTCAAGGCGTGGACGAGAAAAGACTATCAAGCATTATGAAGTTGGCGGACCTTAATTTTGAAGTTGAAGACGGAAAGATAAAGGACGCTGACAAACTAGCCGAAGGCATTAAAACAGAATGGGCAGACTTTATCGTTAGTGAAGGCGAAAAAGGTGCAGATGTTTCTAATCCGCCTACTAACGGAGATAAAGCACCTGATTTTGAGAATATGTCGATGGCTGATTACGTAAAGTATCGAACTAAGGAGTAGAGATGGCTAATACACTTTTAACACCTCAAATTATCGCCCGTGAAGCATTGATGGTGCTTCGTAACAATGCTGTAATGAGCAACCTTGTTTACCGTGACTATTCGTCAGAGTTTGCGGCAGTTGGAGACACAATCACCGTCCGCAAACCTGCAACATTCGAGGCCAACGAGTTTGACGCTTCCAAGGGCATCACCGTTCAGAGCGCAGCTGAGAATTCCGTATCCGTAACGATGGACAAACTCTTGGATGTGTCCTTTGAGGTTACGACCAAAGAGTTGTCGCTT